ATAAACTGCTTCACCAACTGATTCTACTTCTTCATTCTTAGCACCAGACTTATGACGGACAGTTCCTTTCTCGTCAGTATAGGTTTCTTTCTCCTTTCTGGCAGTTACATAACCTACACCAGGAACTGCACCAGTTTTACCTGCTGCTCTTGCTGCGTTTCTGTCTGCTGCTCTTTGTGCTGCTCTCTTACGATTCCTATCGTATGAAGACATCGCTTCATCAACTGATTCAACTTCTTCGTTCTTGGGAACGCAGTTGGGAACCATTTTACCACCTTTCTTCTTCATTCCAACTTGCTTGTGGGAACTCCAGCAAGCTTCTTTCAATTTACCAGTCTTAGTATCATACTCTCTACCATGCTGGTCATACTTACCTTGAACTCCTTTTCCAGGTACAAGACCTTTCTTAGCAGCAGCAAGTTTCTTTGACTTTTCTGCTGCCTCAGAACCACCATAGACTGCTTCATCAACCTCAATTATTTCAAGAATTTCACCACCAATCTCTTCAACTGCTTCACCAAGTTTTGGATTGATTGTGATTTTATTTCTTACTTTCTTTTCTTTGATAGGTTTATCAGCATCAACTTCATCAATAACTTCAATTAAATCAGTTCTCCAATTAGAGAAATTCTCCTTACGCACCCAGCGTTGAACATCATTCTTTCTTTCCAACTCTTTTACTTTAGCAACAGTTTCAATATACTCATCTACTTCTGTTTCTTCCTTCTTTACTTTTTTTGTAGAAGCAAGTGCTTTACCAATTGCCTTACGGCGATTCATAAGATACTTATCAGACTTATCCTTATCCCCATCATTATCAATATCACCATCTTCCTTGCCGACAGGATCGAGTGATTCAAAATGAGGGTTCTTCATTTGAGGACCCTTGGCAAGTTCCTTACGTGCCTTCTCATTATTTTTCTGACGTTTATTCATATCAGGTTCAAGATATGAATCGTCTTTCTTTTTAGCAACAGACTCTAAGTAAATCTTTGAAATATCATTCAAAGGATTCTTACCAATACCATTAGACATGTTTCTACTTTGTCTTTTTCTTATATTTATTTATGAAATTCTTAATACTAGTAGTTCCAGTTGCTGCCATTGTATTTTTTAAGTATCCCGTCGTTCCTACAAGAGTGTTTGGTTTTCCTGGAACTCTCATACGGCGATCCATTTTTTTCTCAGTGTATTCCATCACATCTCTAATCCAGGACTTGAACATATAGTCTTCTTCGGTCACACAAATAAGATGATTAGTTCCTCTACGAATAATTTCACCAACCAATCCAGTATTTAAATTCTCTACGATATCACCAATACGATAAATTAAATTATTTACATATTGCTCTCTCAGTCCTTTTGGATCACACTTAGGTGCAATTTGCCAGAGTTCAGCAACTTCTTCTTTTTTCTTTGCCTTAATCTTCATTCCAGTACGGACTGCATCAAACAATGATGTCGTATCACCATCATCAAGTTCTTTTGGTGTTCCCTTACGGAATGCATTAAAATCATTATCAACAACTGCCTTTCTCATCTTGGATGCAGACATTCCCTCAACACCTTCTGCATCAGAATCTCTTACACCAGCAGAGATAACACGAATGTTCTCAAAGTTATAGAGTTCTCCATTATACTTTGTTGCTAAGTTTTCAAACTCTGCCTGACGATCAGACCCTACAATAATATTAACATTACGATATCCTGCTTCATCTGCTGCAACTAATACATTAAATATTGACTTCATCTCATCATCATTAATAATCTGTTCCGAATAATCAGGGAACATTTTCTTCATAAATGAAACTTTCATATCAGGGTCAAGTGGATTTTTCTTAGCATCCTGTGACCTTGATGGGTAAATCTTTAGATCTTCACCTTCTGATGCTTTCTTTGCAGCTGCTAAAAGTTTTCCGTGACCAACTGTTGGTGGATTAAACCGACCAAATACAACAGTCAATGTCTCTGTCGATTCTTCTGAAGTATCACCCTCTTCACTTTCACCGGATGATTTCTTCTTAGTATCTTCAGGTGCCTTTGCTTTCTTTTCTTTCTCTTCTGGTTTTGCTTGTGCTCTAGGTTGTCCCTTTGTTTCTTCTGGACCTTTTGCTTTCTTCTTATCTACAAACTTTAACTTACCATCTTCAGTAGTCGCAACAAATTTGCCACGAGAATCCAACCACCCACCATGTCCATCACTCTTGAGATTTAGCTTACTCGCTTGCATTGATGCTTGCGATTGTGCCTCACTAAAAAATTGAAAGAAACTTTTCATCGATATTGATATTTCCTATACTATATTTAGTGTGTTATTTAACTACAAGATAAAAACAAGAATTCCAAAGTTTATTTGCATTGTTCACTGGAATTCCTGCAAAGTCTCCATCAAGTTTTTTTCCTATTGACTCTGCCATTTTCATTCTAGTTTTTATTTGTGATTCAGATACTCCAGAACCAAATCCTTGAGATGCAGCTAAGTTGAATAAATTTTCTGTAGTAATGTCTTTCATAATCTTGCGAGTTATATCATCCATTGCTACAGCAACCTCTCCAGCATGAGTTTTATTTAACCAAGCTTCTTCTGGAGTCCTTGCATTCATCTCTGCCCTCTTAGGATCCCAAGGTCCCCCATTGATATGTTTATACAGAGCTTGCGTGTATGGTTCTATTTCTGATTTAAATTCCTTTGGATCTCTTTTAAATTCTTTAACATAACCACCTCTACCCAACCATTCTTTGCCAGAAACATTACCCCAATACTTAGATCTAAGATCTTTAAATTCAGTTCTATTTCTTATTCTATTTAAAGATAATATTCCACTATTATCAGTTTCTTTAATTATCCATTGATAATTTTCGGTTCCCATAGATCCATATCTTGCAGCACCACCCGCTTCTATTTCCAACCGCGCCCCGCCAGATTTTACCGTTTTTGTTTTTATAGACCCTCTAATATATGCTTTATCTACAATTTTTCCCGATTGTTTATCAACATTATCCACTTCAAATTTAATTTTTGCATCTTGATTATTTTGATCATATTCAACTCTCTCATATCTAACAACTTTTTGAAGATTAGAAGTCTTATCATTTTCAAAGACAACCTTTGCTGATCCGGTTGGTGCCTTTAAGGAAACGGGAAACAAAAGTCCTTGTTTAAATAAAAGATATATTCTATTGTTTAATTTCTCCATCATTTTAACACAATACTCTGGTTCTTTAAGAACTTGAGAATTAAACAATGGAACAAATTGTTTTAAAAATTTAATTGATTTATCTGTAAATATCCAAACATCTGACGGGTTCCACTTATCTTTATCAATTGTTCCTTTAAATCCAAGTTTCCCCTTTACTTTTTGGGAGAGTTGTTCATAAGCTCTATACGGATCATAATCATTAGGAATCATATCTGCTCTCATTACATAATATGATCCACCACCAAGTTTAATTTTACTATTGCCAAAAAATGCCACCATTTGCGACTCAAGCATTCCTGCCCATCTATTTTTATTTTTAGTTAAAAATTCATATACTTTAGATAGTCGGGAAGTAAAAGCTGAGTCTGAACTAACTTTTTTTACCATGGAGGTAATACCCATTTTGGTGGTAAATTTAGATAGATCCGATGTAGTTTTTATATTCTTCCATTCACTATAATCATATTTTCCATCATTTCCTTTCTTCCAAATAGCAAAATAATAGCAAAACATAGCCTCACTAAGAACTTCTACATCTTTATTACTTACTGCCATTATCTTTTTTAAATATTTATGGAGTTATAACTCCTTTAGATAATCCTTCTCTGTTTGATAAGGAACTATTTCACCAGTCTTGAGTTTCCATGCATACTCCAGTTCAGGAAGTAACCATTCATGAACTGGGAGACATGCATTCCAATTGACCGGTTGGATACAATTCATTACTATTACAGACCAAAATGCTGCAGTGTAATTAATGATCGTGGTCATCAGGAAGGTTTGCTGCAATCTGTTCATCCAATTGTTCAATGAACTCACGGATAGCAGATACTCTTTGTGATGGAAACTCGTAACTATCTTCTTTAGTATAACGATAAAGTGATTCTCTTATAATTGCTGCAGTATGAATATTTGCTGATAGGTTGATATTAATGTCGCAACTCATAGGTCTCCCTCCACACGGTTTTCAGATTTATACACGTCAAATTCCCCACCAGGATAACGTGCTTTTAGTTTCTCTACATTCATTTCAATCACTTCATCAAAGGTAGTATCAAGTGCCATACATGCCTGTGCCAGATACCAACAGATATCTCCCAGTTCACGTTTCATATGGAAGACATTTTCTTCATTATAAGGTTTACCTTGTAAGAAGATTTTCTTTACCACTTCAGTGAACTCACCTGCTTCTGCAGATAGTCCAAGAGCAGCAGTTAGAAGTTGAGTAACATTACAATCATCAGTGACTTCAAGTTCACTTAGGCGTGCTGCAAGAACAGGCCAATCAAGACTTGCATCACTTGTTACTCCTTTAACAAATTCAAGGTATTTTTCAGTATCAACTTTAGTCATGAAAATCAGGGATAAATGGTTCTTGGCAATCTTTGGGGAGTTGTTGAATAGGAAGTTTTTGTTCTTCTACTTCAATATAATCCATCTGTTTCCAACTACCACCAACACCGCCGTCCATATTGACAACGATATCTTTAGTTGGAAGTTTGGGTCTTTCTAAAAGTTTGACATCAATGGTTTCATAGATTGGTTTGAATTGGTAATAGTGTCCATCACCTCTTGTCCCAATAAGATTAACAGCATCTTTAATGGAACCACAATCAGCAATCTTTTTACCAGTTGGATCAAATACAGAGTAGTATCCGTTCAAAACTTGAATCCCTCAAATAATTTTTTTGGTTTATGCTCATCATTATTATACTCCTCTTCTTTACCGCTGTCAAGAATATCATCCTGTGCTGTCTGCTCACAATCATAGAGTCGCATCTTGGCACGGTCAATACCAACAACAAATCTCTTGTTTACATTTCCATCATTATATCTATTCTTCAATTGCTTTACAAGTATCTGTCCCAAGGATTCGAGTTCTTCAGTTGAAATAAGGGCAAACATAAGATCAGCAGTAGCAGGGAGACCAAAGGACTCAGAAGTGTCAGTAAGCTCAACATCAGAGCTACCAAAACCAGAACGAGTGGTCTGCGTGGCAGAAACGATAGGGACGTTTGCTTCAACAGCCAATCCTCTAAGTTCTTCAGCAATTGCTTTAATATATGAATATGAATTGACATTGCTGTTTCCGCGATACCTAGAGGAAGCACATATATTAAGGTAATCAATGAAAATAATATCAGGTCTAAATGATTTCTTAAGTGCAAGTTCATTAAGAAGTGATGTAAAGTGTCCACTATGTGCGCTTGCAGTTGGATATTCTTTGATTATAAGAGTGCCTTGAGTCTTGTCTGCAAGTTTTGTCACTTTACTTTCAAACATTTGTTTAGGTAGATCAGTTATCTCCTGGATGTTAATATTAAGAAGATTTGCATCAATTCTTTCTGCAATCTTTTCTTCTGCCATCTCCATAGTAATATACAATACGTTCTTACCGGCAAGAAGAGAAGAAGAAGCCATATGACACATGAATAAGGACTTACCTACACCTGTACCAGCAAGAGCAATATTAAGTGTCTTATTTGGTAGACCACCTTTAGTAATCTTATTAAAATACTCAAGGTCAAATTCAATCTTATCTTCTTTACGATGATAAGATTCATATCTTTCCTCATAGTCAAGTAGATAATCATGCCCAACATGAGAATCAAAAGAGACTGCTAATGCATCTGAGAGGATACTGGGAATAGCATCACGATCCTTTTCCTTATCCTTCCCATCAGCAAGTGCAATGGATTCCATCAATGCCAAATAGATAGCACGATCACGGCACCATTTTTCAGTAGTATCAAGTAACCAACTATAATCTGTAGGGACATCCTCCAGATAACTAATTAGTTTAGTTACTTCAGTAAAAGAAGTGTCAGTAATATCGTGACGTTTCTCTACCTCAATACAAAGAACTTCTTTTGTTGCTGGTTGATTATATTCATTGACGAAGTTAAGTACCTCCTCAAATACAATTTTTTGATTTACATCCTCAAAGTAATCCGGTTTAATAAAAGGAATTACTTTACGAAGATATTCTTCATTATATAAAAGATTTCTTAAAATTAAAATCTCAATTTTATCCATGATTTCAGAGACAATAGTTTAACATAATATATTTTTTACCTTTGAAGGTCATGAACCGTAACTAAACTCCTCTCTTGCAATTGCATCAAGTTTCTCCATCACCTCTGGAGTAAAGTATGTTTCTGGGTCTTTGTAGATTGCTTTAGCATAAACTTTCTTGCCATCTATTTCATAACGTCCGGCAACGTTCTTCCAAAGTCCGCCAATCTCACCGAGTTCAAGAAGACCATAATATCGATCAAGACCACGCTCATCGTAATAAAGACGCACCGTAACATCCTTGTTTTCTTTGCTCAAACGCGACTTTGCTGTTTTAGCTTTAATAAGATTTCCAATGACTTCTGTTCCATCCTTTTCTTTCTTTTTGCTGAGATAAATGATCGTAGACGCTGCATATTTGAGACCGCTGCCTCCGCCCATTTCTTTGGTGGGAACGTATGATCCGATGACATCATAGGTATGATTGGTAACGATTAGTGGAATTTTTGCTTGACCAAGTTTAAGTGTAAGCATACGGAATGCTCCTTTGACAAGTTGGGATTTGGTCATGTCCCTAACTTGCTTATCGTTAAGTGCATCGGTGATCTCCTTCTCTGTAGAAAGCATACCTAAAGAGTCTAGCACAAACATACATGGCTTGCGTTCGTCTTCAGGTTTTTTTGAATATATATCTACTGCCTGCAGTGCTTTCTGTCTAAACTGTTCAATTGTAACAACGTTAATAACAACCAGTCTGGTTAAGTCAATGCCACGACTTGTAAGAAGAGACTTGTTAACTGCTGCTTCAGTGTCAAAGTACAAACAGTAACCGTCAGGATTACTATCCAAAAAATTCTTAACCACAGCGAGACTAAAGAAAGTCTTCCCAGTAGAAGACTCACCAGCAATGGCAGTAATCTTATTCCCAGATACACCACCAAATATGCTACCTGAACAAAGTCCGTTAAAGATGTACGAACCTGTGTCCACGTAAGTTTCTGTGTCGTCGATGTCTGATGCGAGTTGGGTAAAGTCATCTCCAATCTCTTTTACAATCTCTTTTAAAAAATCCATTAAATAACAAATCCAAATTCTTCGCGGGCTACTTTTTTATATGTATCAGGGTTGGTCTCCCTAATCTTTTTAATAGTATTAATTTTTTGATAGAGAGCAGCATCTCCACCAAGTCTTAATGCACTTACAATAGTTGCAAGTTCTTTATCGTTGATAGGCAATTCCATTTAAGTAAAAAATAGTTCGAGGTTTACAGTTTTTTCTACATTCCATCCAATAGCATCCAGAATTGACTTCAAAGGTTCTACAAAAGACTTCTCAAATTGTAAGTCATAGTCCACATACTTGTCAAGGTTGAGTTCTTTAGGAAAATCTTGAATGAATGAGATAACATTCTCATGGATAGTATTTGGTTTTTTTAGATAACAAAATTTAATTTTTTCACCATTCATTATTAATGAGTACTTGTTATCCAATTTGTTCTCTTTAATATAATGATTAAACAAGAGAGCTCCACGAACATGTATTGGTGTTCCTTTTGAATAGATGCTTGAGGAAGATTTATATTTAACAACATCAGATACCGATCGTGGAAAAGAAATTTGCTCTGGAGGAAGAGACTTAAACTTACTACGACTCTTATCAATGAAGTCAATCACTTCGTCTTCTGTTCCACTCATCATCAACTGGAGGGCATCTTTAATCATCTTACGACAAGGTGCCGGAGTAGAAGATTTTACTGCCTCAATACCCATCATCTTGAGTTTGGGTTCAGAATACTGAACACCCTCACTGTTCCATACGTTTAGAATATAACGTTTCTTTGCAGTCCAAATACCACGATCAGCAATATTCTCCCGCTTCATTTGCATTTTCTGGTCATACGCCGAGACATAGTCCGCCAGTTCCTGGTAACATTTTTCGATGTATGGTTCAAACTTTTCTTCGCAGATCTTATCAAGTATTGAAACAATTGCTGTTTTATCCCCAGACTTAGAACCAAAAAATTTATCAACAAGAGGTCCGAGATTAAGATAGATTGAGTCAGTGTCAGATGCAATGACATAATCTACTTTCTCCGTTTGCAAAAGAATATTTAGATAAGAATTCATCTTATTTTCAATCCATCTAATCGACACTTGTCCTGAGAGCGTAATTGCTTCAGCATTCGCCAATTTGTAGTATCTAAAATACTGGTTACCGATAGCACCATAAGCAGAGTTAAGAGAGATCTTCTTAGCCATTTGAATGTTGTTACACCTGGCAATCTCTTTCTCAAGTTCTTTGGTAGGAGTTTTTTCATATTCCTGTTTTGCTTGGAGCATTTTCTTTTTGAAAATTACCCTGTCTCCATACATCTTTTCCATGAGTTCTGGTAAGAACCCACGAACATCTTTACGATACATTGCGCCATTAGCACATACTGCATTATCCTTGTACATCTCAAAACTTATTTTTTCATCAAGAATTTTATCAACTGATACTGTTGGATGTTTTTCGTCAAGTATGGTTTCTGGGGAAATATTATATTGCATAATAAGATGAGGGTAGAGAGAGTTAAGGTCAAAAGACACAACCCAATCATACTTTCCCGGAATCGGTTCCTTGACATATGCCCCCGCATACTTTTCGTTCTTCTGAGATCTATTTTTAGGAGGAATAACAATATTCCTCTTCTTCAAATAGTTGTAGATAATGTTATCCCACATACGAACTTGATAAAAGACATCACCATAATTGACCTTAGCATCATATGCCATAGTCAAAGCAAGTTCAATTAATTTCATCTTGTCTTCCAAACGGTCAACAAGTTCTACGTCAACAATATTATATTCAATATACTTTTGCCATCCATGAGTATAGAAATCCTTGAAGGTTTCAAACTCAGAGTGATCTAATTTCTTCTGACCAAGTTCCACTTGAGCTATGTAGTCTAGACGATAAGATTCTTGCGCCTTATATGTAAACTTCTTATACAAATCCAAATAGTCAAGTTGAGTCACACCACCAACATCAAAGATGGTATGTTTACGACCCATAATATAAGTCTCACTTTCACTTACAAGACCCCATGGAGAAAATCTTTTCATCATCTTTTCGCCCAATACACGATTGAGTCTCTTACAGATATATGGAATATCATAAAGTTGGATGTTCCATCCAGTAATTACATCAGGAACATCTGACATCCAATAGTTAATGAAGTGACTTAACAATTCATGTTCTGTTGGACAGTGATAGTAAGTTACATTTTTTTGTTTATTGAGAAATGGTTTTATTCCCCAGGTTGTAATCTTTTTGGTATTATACTCTTGAATAGTAATGGCAAGAATTTCTTCTGATGCAGATTCTACATCAGGGAATCCCCTTTCAGATGCAGTTTCAATATCAATAGTCACAAGTTTGATCTGACTAATATCAAACTTAATCTCATCTTGAGGA